TGGTGGTGGTTCCGCACAAACTGAAGATATTGTAGTTTTGCCTGCAGGAAGTATTATCCTAAATGTAGTAGCTTTGGTTACCGAAACTTTTGATGGGGATACAACTAAAACGTTGGAAGTTGGAGTTAGTGGTAATGCCGATAATTATATTGATACAATTGATTTGGGTACAACTAAAGATACTTTTGTCGATATGATTAGTGGAACTAATAATGACAACAAAGTAGTTGAGGCTATTTTGACGGAAACTACTATTATAGCAACTTGGACTAACTCCGCTAATGCGACTGCGGGAAAAGTAAAGGTAACAATTTTATACATATAGAGGTAGATTGAATGTCTTATTGCACAGCAAATGACATATTAACCAATTTACAGATGACTTCAAGTGATGTGCCCACAGCCCTAAGTACGCAGGCAGTCGCTAAGGCAGATGCGGTGATCAATGCCAAACTGCCTGCGGAAATTATTACAGCTATTACTGCATTGGGTTCAACTCCTGCAGTGATTAAACATATTGCAGAGGATATAGGGGCATATTATGTGATCCGTGCTTTATACAGTGCCAGTGATCCAAACAGGAATGAATGGTATGAGCTTTATAAAAATGCCCTGGATCTATTAGATGATATGTCGGAAGGAAAAGCGAATATCCCTGGAATAACTGCAGATGATCACCAGATATTAAGCAACACTGAAGATTATAAACCAACCTTTGATACTAGAGATGAAACTAAATGGAGAGTCGATCCTGATAGAGTAGATGATTTAAATGATGAGGCGGATAACTAATGGTTGACGTTAGATATGAATTCGAAGGTGATGACGAACTTAAAAAACTGATGCAGGATATCAAGGGAAAAGGGAAAAATTTATCCGTTCCTATGAAAAGGGCTGGCGTTTTGATGCTGGGATCTATAGGTAAAAACTTTGATGCACAGGGACGGCCTGATAAATGGAGTCCGCTAAGCCAGTGGACACTGGACAGAAGACGTAAAGAGGGCAAAGGGGCAAAGATTTTACAGGAGACCGGAAGACTTAAGCAGTCTATGAGCTATAAGCTGGAAGGGGATAATGAGGTTGCAATCGGTACGAATGTTGAATATGCCAAACTCCACAATGAGGGCGGTAGTCTAAAAGTTGGCAAAAGGACAGCAAAAATACCGAAGCGGACATTCTTAATGTTTCAGGAAGAAGACAAAGAAAACATTGTTAAGATATTTAGCGAATATCTTGAGGAGATAACTAAATGAATCCAACTGACGCTTATAACAAGGTAAAGACAATATTGACAGCTTCTATGAATGGTGATGAAACTGCCTTAAATTATATCAATTCTGTCTATGCCGGATACAGAGAGAACGTGCCTAAAACCATGTTCCCGTGTATCATGCTTGAACCTGTAAGCAGTCCTGAAACATTTATCACAATGCCTGAGAAGCTGGAAGTTAGTTTTACCATAACAATATACGGTATATTGCAAGTATACGATCTTGATAAGCAGATAGTCGGGGATTCAGAAAACGGCATTAAAGGGATACTTGATTTAGACCAGGATATTAAAACAACTTTAGGAGCGTATAAAGATTTAGAAGGTGAATGTGAATATTTTGAATTTCCTGATACAAGGTTTGATTTTACATCATTTCCTTTTAGGCAGGTTGAAATAGATATGCGGATTATATTTAGACAGAATTTCACTGACCGAAGTTAAGAGGTGATTATATGAAGTTAAAATTTGTTAAGAAAGCTAAACTCTGGTTGCCCAATATTGGAGTATTTGAACCTGATGAAACAGTTGAGGTGACTGAAAAGAAGGGCAAGCAGATGCTGGATACCGGATACTTTAAAGAGATTAAAGAGAAGAAGCCAAAAGAAGTGAAAGCTATGGAAGATACAGACATTATGAAAACTGAAGAGAAAGGAGTTGAGGAATAATGAGTATTGGAAGAAGAGGACATATAGGATTAGGAATTGAAGTACCTGTAGAAGGCGAAACTGGCGGTTGGGGAAAAGGGGTTGTATCGAGTGTATATTTGCCTTTTGTTTCTGAATCGTTATCTCGTGATATCGAACAGCTTATTTCCGCTGCACAGAAAGGCATTGTTGATGAATCTCCGTCTTATTCCGGATTAAAGAGCATAGGCGGTGATGTTGTTGTAGAAGTATATCCCAACAGCTTTGGTTATTTACTGGCAAGCGCACTCGGACAGCCCACATCGGCATTAGCGGGGACACTTGCCTATACCCATGAATTTGAACCATCACAGGATGACTGGGACACAAACTGCCCTATACAGCCTTATACATTTGAGGTTTACAGGGATAACGGAGATGCTTTCAGATATTTAGGCGGTGTTGTCAATACCTTAAATGTAAGCTTTGGGACAAGTGAAAAGATAATGCGGGCAACTGCCGGAATTATTGGAAAAGATTATGAATCACTGGCCAAAACAGAACCAAGCCATGAAATAACTAATCCGTTTAAATGGGAACAGGCGGTTATTAAAATAGCTACTGTTCAAAATAATGACATTGAAAGCTTTAATTTTAACCTTAATAATGGACTGGTTGGCGTACCTACATTAAACAATACATCCCTTATTTCCAGAATTTATAGGGATGCAGCAAGAACTATTGAATGCGGGATGACAATTGATTTTGTTAATCAGAATCAATATGCCATTTTTGAAGCACAGACCGAACAGGCTTTTGAGATAACCTTAACAGGTGCAGAAATTGAAACAGTTGGTGAAACAAAACATTATTACAAAATGGTTATTACTATACCGAAATTAAGATATACTGCCTATCCGATTAATGTTAGTGGTGATGGAAGAATAAGCAGTTCTGTAAGTGGTAGAGCCAAATATGATACATCAAGCGGTTATGCAATTAAGATTACCTTAACCAATACAGTAGATAACGCTACTTACCCTGGAGCTGGAGCATAAAATAGAAAGGAGCAATTTGAATGCCAAAGATAAAAATAGGTGATAAGTCATTTGAAGTAGACAGATTTAACCTTAATGACATTATCAATGTAAATGAAAAAGTAGGGGATATCAGAAACATACCCAAAAAGGAAAACCTTGGAGAACAGTTGAAAGATATCCGCTACATTATATGGTATGCCCTGAATAAAAAAGATAAGGATATTACAGAGGAACAGGTTGGAGAAATGATACCTGTTAATGGATTTGATACGCTGCTGACAGAATTTTTTAGGGCTATTGATATTGCAGCAAACCCTACTCAAGCCCCAAAGAAGTAATTGAAATACTAAGTACAGCTTGGGGCTACAGTTATTGGAATATTATAAATATCCCGCTGGATAGGTTAAGAATAATTATGCCTGATGCAATAGAAAGATATAAAAACAAGTTGCTGGTTGAAAAGGCATTGTTGAAATTTATGGGCGTTAAAGAAATGTAAACAAGGGTAACCTTATGGCCACAAAAGAACTGTTAATAAAAATATTAGGTGATTCTTCTAAGCTGGACAGCGAATTAAGCAAGGCCAGTAAAAACTTTGACAATTTTTTTAAAAAGATAGACAAAGTTGGAACTGCTATGCTGGGTATTGGTGGAGCTATTACTGGAGCTGCTGCTACTGTTGTTACCAAAACTGCTGACATTGGTGACCAGTTTGACAAGATGAGCAAGCGAACCGGTGTAGCAGTAGAGGAATTATCAGCACTTTCTTATGCCGCTGAAATATCCGGAACAGGTATAGAGACTGTTGAAAATGGTTTGAGAATGCTTGCTACTAATATCAGTGATGCTGCTGATGGAGTGGGACTGGCCAAAGACGCTTTTGAGGCATTAAATATTGCCACTACTGACACGGAAGGTAAATTGCGTCCTACTGTTGATGTTTTAAAAGAAGCTGCCACCAAAATAGCTGATTTGGAAGATGAAACTATGCAGGTTGCCCTTGCCGGTGAAATATTTGGTAAGCGTTATGGGTCCGAATTACTGCCTATGCTGAAAGAAGGCGGTGAAGGCATTGAAGGGCTGATGGAAAGGGCTGAAGAGCTGGGAATAGTTATCTCTACCGAAGCTGCTGAAAGTGCAGCTGAATATACTGATTCTATGACTGAGTTAACAGGAACATTGGCTGCTGCAAGTCGGACAATTGGGAATACTCTTATACCTGCTATCACTCCGCTAATTGAAAAAACAACTGAAATAATAAGTAAAATATCTGAATGGATTGCTGCCAATCCTGAACTGGTAGAAACAATAGCCAAAATCGGGGTAGTCTTAATGGCTGGTGGTGCGGTAATTAAAGGACTGGTATTGGTCAAAGGGGCAATTGCTGCAATCGGAACTTTGACAACTGGGCCAATAGGATTACTGATATTAGCGGTTACAGGCATTATTGCAATCTGGAAAAACTGGGATGAGATTGTTGCTTTTGTGTTGCAGTGGAAAGACAATATTGTTGGTTATCTGGTTGAACTTAAAGAAACTGCAACAAAAAAAGTACAGGAAATGATTGACTGGATTGTCAAGAAATTTGAAGACCTTGCAAACTTGCCTAAAAAAATGAAAGAGTGGGGCACGAATGCTATAAACGGTTTTACTGACGGAATAAAGAACGCAACAAGTAAAGTAACAAATGCAGTCACAGATGTTGCAAATGGTATTAAAGATTTTCTTGGTTTTCAGTCTCCCCCGAAAAAAGGGCCATTATCTGACAGTGATAAATACATGCCTAATATGATGAATATGATGGCAACTGGGATAACCAGAAATATTCCTAAAGTTTCCAAAGCAGCTGAAGATATGGCTAAAAAAATATCAGTAAACTTTGACAATATGGCCGAAGGTGCAGTAACAACTACTAACAATATGATGGATGATATGGGCAAGGCAATGGAAGATAAAGCTATAACAGTTATTGAGCCGACTAAAAACTTTGCCAATAGCTTTATGGACATTTTCACACAACTCAAAAATGATTTTAAATCTAATTTTGTACAGCCAGTTATGGGGTATTTAGAAGATCAATTAGCAAACGCTATCTATTCTTTACTTGATAACTCTCAAGAATTTGAATGGAGCTGGAAAAGTTTCTGGGAAGGTTTAAAACAAATATTAATACAGGCAGTAGCACAGATGATAGCAAAACTGGTAGTTTTAGCTGCTTTTAAATGGCTATTCCCCTTTCTTGGATTTAGTGATGGCGGTGGAGTTGGGTATGCCAAAGGCGGTGAAGCTGAATATTATGCTAATGGTGGCCCAAGAGGGACGGATACAGTACCGGCCTGGCTGACTCCTGGAGAATATGTTATCGCTAAACCAATGGTAGACTTTATTAAAAGGGTTAGGGCAATACCAGGACAGTTAACCGATGCAATAGCAATGGGAGCTCCAACTCCGATGCCTGCTTTTGCCGGTGGCGGTAGTGTGGGAAACGTTGCTATGAGTGGTGGCAGTTCCGGCGGTACAAATATTTATGTTGATATCCACGATAACAGAATTTCCGATGATTTAGATATTAAAAAACTTGCCCAGACTGTAAGCAATGAGATAGCAAAAAAGATAGGCAAGGACAGGAGATATTAAGTAAATGGCTATTACAATAAAAATTAACAGCATAGACAGAACAGCCAATATAGATGCAAGATCATTATCCATTGTAGATGAATTGGGCAGTGCAAACACTGCATCCTTTGAATTTATCTGTAATGATGTTAGTGATGCACCTGTAACAGGACAGGATATTTTAATCGAAGAAGGAAGTAATAAACTATTTGCCGGTAGGGTATTATCCAAAGATGAAACCTTTTACCCCCCGAACCAGTTAAAATACAGAGTAGAATGTATAGACTATTCCAGAGATTTAAACAAAAAGCTGGTTGTAGAAAGCTATCTTAATGAACTTTCCGGAAACATTATTAAAGACATTATAGACAAATATACATCTGGGATAACTTATACCAATGTAGCAGACGGATTAACCATAACCAGAATAGCCTTTGATTATATTACAGTTGCTGAAGCTATACAGCAGATAGCAGATGCAAGCGGTTATTACTGGTATGTAGATTATGACAAAGATTTGCATTTTTTTGCTAA